AACAACTACAGCATTTAATACTACTACGACTTTTAATACAAGTCAAAGTACTACTACTGCTTACACAACAACAACCGCGTTTAGTACAACAACAACATTTAATACAACTCAAAGCACCGTTACAGCATATAATACTACAACAACTTATACTACATCATACGATACAGTAATTAGTACAAGTAGAAATACATCTTTTGCAACGAATACTGCTAGAAGTACTAACACTACACAGTCTACAGGGTACAATACTACATTTGCAACAAGTACAGCATATATAGATAATACACTTAGATTGTCAAATACTGCCAGAAGTACGAATACTTCTCAGTCTACTTCGTTTACTACTACATTTAGTACAACAACAGCATACCAAGACAATACTTCATTTGCTACAAGTAGAACTACTACTTACATTACAAATACAACCTTTGCTACTAACACTACATTTACTACTTCGACAGCATACCAAGACAATACATCATTTGCTACAAGTAGAACTACCACATTTATTACGAACACTACGTTTGGAACAAATACTACATTTACTACTTCGACAGCATATCAAGATAATACATCATTTGCTACAACTAGAACTACTACATTTATTACGAATACCACGTTTGCTACAAATACTACATTTAGCACAACAACAGCATACCAAGACAATACATCGTTTGCTACAACTAGAACTACTACATTTATAACAGCAACAGCATACCAAGATAATACATCGTTTGCTACAACTAGAACTACTACATTTATAACAGCAACAGCATATCAAGACAATACATCATTTGCTACAACTAGAACTACTACATTCGCAACAAGTACAGCATATATAGATAATACATCTTTCATTACAGCGTATATAGATAACACAAGTTTCGCAACAAATACAGCTAGAAATACAAATACAAGCAGAATTACAGCATACATAGATAATACTACTTTTGCTACAGCTACAGCTTATAATACTACACAAGCAACAAATACAAGTAGAAGTACTGGATTTACAAACTCTACAGCTTATAATACTACACAAGCAACAAATACAAGTAGAAGTACTGGATTTACAAACTCTACAGCTTATAATACTACACAAGCAACAAATACAAGTAGAAGTACTGGATTTACAAACTCTACAGCTTATAATACTACACAAGCAACAAATACAAGTAGAAGTACTGGATTTACAAACTCAACAAACACAGCAAGAAATACAAATACAAGTAGAAGTACTTCATTTGCTACAAATACAGCTAGAAATACAAATACAGCTAGAGCTACTGGATTTACTAATATCACAACTAGAGCAACAGGAGCCCCACTAAGTGTCTCCAGATCTACTGGATTTACAAATAATACAAGTTATATTACAACTTACATAACAGTCGAAACGGATGATGAAGGCAACGATGTCAACGTTAATACAAGTAGAAGTACATCAAGAAGTACAAACACAAGCCGAATTACTACATTTTTTACTAGTACAAGTTTTAATACTTCTTTTGCAACAAATACAGCTAGAAATACAGCATTTACAAACTCTACAGGATTCACAAATAATACTGCCAGGATTACCGCATTTACAAATTCTACAGGTTTTACTAATAACACGAATACGAGTAGAATTACAGCATACATAGATAACACAAGTTTTGGCACAAGTAGAAATACAAATACAAGCAGAATTACTGCTTATATAGATAATACAAGTTTTGGTACAAGTAGAAATACAAATACAAGCAGAATTACTGCTTATGTAGATAATACAAGTTTTGGTACAAGTAGAAATACAAATACTACTCAAGCAACAAATACAAGTAGAAGTACAGCGTTTACTAATAGTACTTCATTTACAAATAATACTTCTCAAGCAACAAATACAAGTAGAAGTACCTCGCAAGCAACAAATACAAGTAGAAGTACAAATACTTCTCAATCAACAAGTTATAACACAGTAAGATTATCCAATACATCGAGAAATACAAATACTTCTCAATCAACAAGCTATAATACTGTAAGACTTTCTAATACATCAAGAAATACAAATACTTCTCAATCAACAAGTTATAACACAGTTAGAATATCCAATACTGCTAGAAGTACTAATACGGTTCAAAGTACTAATACTACACAAGGTACAAATACAAGTCAATCAACAAGTTATAACACAGTAAGATTATCAAACACTGCTAGAAATACTAATACAACGCAAGGTACTAACACTACACAAGGTACTAACACTTCTCAATCAACAAGTTATAACACAGTAAGATTATCAAACACGGCTAGAAGTACCAATACTACACAAGGTACTAACACTACACAAGGTACAAATACTTCTCAATCAACAAGTTATAACACAGTAAGATTATCAAACACTGCTAGAAGTACTAATACTAGTCAGTCTACAACGAGAACGACTACATTTACAACAAGTACAGCATACGAAGATAATACTTCAGTATCAACAAACACTGCTAGAAGTACAAATACGGTTCAGGCTACTACTAGAAACACTACGTTTACAACAAGTACTGCTTATGTAGATAATACTTCACAGTCTACAAGTTACGAGACAGCATATATCACAAGTAGAATCAGTTCAAGATCAACAGGTACAAGTAGAAGCACTACAACAACGTTTGCCACTACTCAAGGTACAATTACTTCAAGATCAACAGCTTCAAGCCGAGACACAACAACAGTATTTAATACAGCACAAGCCACTCTTACTACAAGAAGCACAGCATCAAGTAGAGATACTTCAACAGTATTTAATACAAATACTACTACAGGTACACAAAGAAGCACAGCGTCTAGTAGAGACACTTCAACAGTATTTAATACAACTAAGACCACAGGTACTCAAAGAAGTACAGCATCTAGCAGAGATACTACAACAACATTTAATACTTCAAGAGCAAGTTTAACAAGTAGAGGTACTATTACCTCTAAAGATACTACTACTACGTTTGCCACTACTCAAGGTACAATTACAACTAGAAGCACAGCGTCTAGTAGAACTACTACATCAGTATTCAATACAACTCAATCTACTATTACTAGCAGAGGCACTGCATCAAGTAGAACTACTGTATCAGTATTTAATACAAATACTACTACAGGTACACAGAGAACTACAGCGTCAAGTAGGGATACTTCTACAGTCTTTAATACAAACACAAGTACTGCATCAAGTAGAAGTACTGGTACACAGAGAACTACTACGTCCACTTTCTTAACAGACAGAGGAACGGGATCAAGTAGATCAACTCTTACAGATAGAGGAACAACAACTACGTTTGCGACTACACAAGGCACGGTCACAACTAGAACAACTGGAACGAGTAAAAGTACTACAACTACTTTCAATACTCAAAATGTCACAGGTTCAAGTAGGTCAACAGCGTCTTCTAGAAGTACAGAAACTTCAAGAACGACAGCGTTTAATACAACTACAGGATTTGAAACTAGTAGAACAACAACATTTGCTACAGGCAGAACTACTACGACTACTTTCAATACCACAAAAACTACAGACACAACGATCGCAACAGATCATTTAACCACAACAGTATTTAATACATCTACTGTTGTATACGAAAGAACAACAGCCTCACAGGTGGGAACTTTATTCGACACAGAAGTTTCCAGTTTAGACGACTACGGATTCTCATTCTGGGATGGCTCAAAATGGAGTGAAAGCAACTAAGAATGAAAAACGAAGGCGGCGGATTTGAAAAAGAAACAAAGATAACACCAGAGTATGTTAACAATAAGATGGAAAGCATGATGCATGCTTTGTATGATTCAATTGAAGAATCAGAAAAGAGAATGAGAAATTTAGAGAAACAAATATTTGACCTAAAGAATGGCAGTTAAAAGAAAGGGAAAACGTTTGGAGGCCATGACGATTAAGGAATCTTTGGGAGATATTCCTACTCATTTTATGAAGTCAGGGTCTTCGTATAGACCTATAAAAGATTTAAATACTTTAGAATCTTTTAAAGAAAGAATTATACCTAAATCATACAGAGGAGCAAATTTTCAGTATGATATATGGTTTAATACTAATGCTATTAACACAGTTCATAAATGGTTATATACAGACTTTTTAGGAAACGGAATATACATAAGAGTACCTAGTGTTAAAATAAATGATAGACTATTAGAAAAGATAGTAAGCAACCCAGAAGTAGAAATAGACTATGAAAGATGTAACAAAATTGTAAATAACTTTCATAATAAATATACTTTAGGTGTAAATGAAAAGTATTATGACAAAGTAATATTTTTACCAGGTACAAACTTAATTACAAAAGGTAAGTGCATACATTGGGGTAGAGTACGCTCTGCTATTGATAAAGGCTTTGTAATCAAACCACATCCAATTACTCAAAAAGTGTGGATAGCAAAGATGAAAAAAGATTATGGGGAAGAAAATGTACTGGATAAAAAAGTAGGAGGTTTTGAACTTCTTGCAAACTGCAAAGAGTGTGCAACAATGCCAAACAGCGAGATGGGATTAATGGCACTCATGCTAGATAAACAATTAAGTATGGTATCACATACAAAAGAAGATAGAGAGAAATCTCTTTTAACTTATGAAAGTATTTACCATGCAATAGCTAACACAAATGCTAAAGAATCTTTGATGAAGATATTCTCAGCAAAAAACTCAGGTATAATCTTTAGTTTTGATAAAGATGTAGAAATACGAAAAGAGCTGTTCCTGAATAACTTTTGGGACATGAAGGTAATAAACGGATGATAGAACTAGTAACAACATATAAGAAAGATTGGACATTTTTCACTTTAGCCTCTTTACTGAATAAGTCAGGGTATCGTCTGCACTTATTTATACACAAAGAAGACTGGGTTGATAAAGAAGTATCTTGGATGATTAATAACTTTGAAAACATAAAAATTTATGAGTCTTGGTGGAGATCTGACCATATATCAAGAATGACTTTTCATTTAAAAGACCACTGGAAAGATAAAGGTGGACTCGCAAAAAGAATGGTAGTATGGTATGGTAATAGAATATTTAATAGACCAATTGATGAAGGCGATATACCACCAGCAAGTTTCTTCAAGTCTTCACTTTCATTTTTGAGTAGAGACCTAGTATTTGATAAAAGTCATTTGGCAAACTATTATGGCATACTCAACATAGCAACTCAATCACATCAACGTATACCTCTAATAGATAAATCAATAGTAGTACTTAATTATGATAGATTGTGTGAATTTCATGACAAAGACTTATTTTTTATGAATCAAAGAATGCCAGTAAGTAATGGCAATAGACCAGCAGTAGATACTAAACTAATAGCGTGTAAAGATCATGCTTTCTTTGAAGCACTTACATTCTACAATCATTCATGGTCGCCATTGTATGTAAATGGAAAGGTCGATACATTAGTAGAGCTAGATGCTGTTGGAGCAAAAGAATTACTAGATTATAATGTGATGTTAAGAAAATCCTGGAGTATAGATGTAGAACACAGATTTTTAGCAAAAGATTATTTACTTCTACAGACAGGTCTTCAACTAGCTGTACCATGGGACTGCTATACTAGATTAATTGATAGTATTCCTTTGAACTTCAGAAATGCAAGATTGAACGAAGTTTTACTAACCAAAACAACAAAGCAAAAAGCTACAACAGGAAAATTAGTAGAAAGGGGATTTTATTTAGGAAAGGTCTAAGTAACCTTCTTTCAAATCGGTCAAAATTTTCCAATCAATTATTCCTCTATTATGTAAATCAAGAACAATCTCCTTTTCCTTTGGGGAATGGGGGTTGCTATTGACTGTGCTTACAGGAATATGCCAACTGTACGGATTGTTCGCACCTGCGACAATTGGAAGTGCCTTAGAAAAGAAATCAAATCCTACCAATGTAAGAGTAGAAAAATTTGTTTTTTGTAAAAAATATTGAATTGCAATGAAACCTGCAGAAGGCCTTGCGCCTATGATTGCGTGGTTCTCCGCTCCAACTAAATTGAATATTGACACAAGCTCTTTGTCCGAAAACATATCGACATATTTAAAACGTATGTCGTGTCTCTCATCCGCATCGTCTCCCAAATGCATACGAGAACGATTGAACAGTACTGCACAATCTTTTGGAAACTTATTTCT